TTTTTAAGAATATAGGACAGAGACTGACAGATATAACACCCAAATCGGAGGAATCCGAAACCATTTATTAATGATTAATTGAAATTTCTTCAAATGAAGTAAATCCAATTTAGGGATGTTAAATCTTTCTACTGAGTTCTTCAGAAATGGAGGACGATCTTGTATTGTTCATCTGATAAGACAGATGTACCTTACAGGAGGTCGACCCACAAAAGCCAGTATCAAAGCCATTATAGTTTGATTGCGATTCGTTAATGAATTACACAACAAGATGGGGAAACCTGGTGTAGTTAAATACACCAAGGCTTGTTCTATCATGTTGCAGCAATCCCTTGGGGGCTATGTTATTCCGGATATAGGTGAATTAGGAATTCGAGTTCGAAGAACTAATTCTGGATTACCAAAGGTAATCCCATCTATATATAGAAAAGCAATTAGAAACGGTGATCCATATGTTATAAGACTTTGGACTACTCTATTTTCCATTTATAGAAATATTGATTATAAAGGAGTTATCTCCTTTAAAACAATTACCGATCCTTATTCAGGAACAGTAGATCCATTAACTTTTGAAAGTTATATCGATCCTTTTCTTAAATGATTTATTAGAGTACCAAAGGTTTTATTACCAGGAAATCCGTTTCAAATTCTTACTTCAAGTCCCTCGGTTAGAGGGAAAACAGAATATAGTACAAGTCTCTTATCGTTGATGAGAGGTATTTATACTTATTCTGAACCTTGAAATAGGGAATTAGCTTTGTCTATAAAATTTATGAATAAATTTACTAAAAGTTATGCAATATTAAATTTTTTTAATATTTTAATAGCTTTTTGTAAAACATATTCACATGATTTTACTGGAACGAGAAACATAGCCATGATGCTTAGAAATACAATCCAATTTGGTCCTGATAATTATCTTAAGACCCCTTATTTAGGGTCATTAGAAATAAAACCGGAACCAGCTGGGAAAATGAGAGTATTTGCTATGGTTGATGCGTTCACCCAATGATCACTTAATCCTTTACATAAGTTTCTATTTAGAGTTTTCTCTAAATGACCTATGGATGGGACAACTGATCAATTAGGTCCTCTTAAAAGAGTTCCTTTTGGTGAACACATCTATATAGCTTCTCTTGATTTAAGTTCTGCCACAGATAGACTTCCAGTTTCTCTACAGAGTGCAATCCTATCCAAATTATTTGGAAAAGATTTCGCTCTCCATTGAGAAAACCTTATGGTTGGAAGGGATTTTGATATCAGTAAACATTGATCTGGCCTTGAAAAAGACCAAAATGGTGTTTACCATACTAAAAACCCTCACCTGCGATCTTTCTACCTGTCAAAGGAGAAAAGATCAGCCATTCGGTATGCTGTAGGTCAACCTATGGGAGCTTTATCAAGCTGAGCCATGATGGCCCTGACTCATCATTTAGTTGTATTTATTGCAGCCAAGAGATCTGGGTTATCTCATTTTACTGATTATGCCCTTTTAGGGGATGATATAGTAATTTGAAATAAACCTGTAAGTCATGCTTATCAAATCGTAATGAACCAGTTAGGGGTAAAACTTGGGATTTCTAAGTCCCTAGTTTCCGAATCTGGGTTAGCGTTAGAATTCGCAAAAAAGACGTTGTATCTTGGAAAGGACCTTAGTCCTTTCCCTTTAAAGGAATCTCAAGCTGCACATAGCAACTTGAGTACTTTTGTAGAGATTCAACGGAAATATGGGATTTCTGATCTAAATATCATTCGATTTGCAGGATACGGTTATAGAGTTACTCCAAATAAGTCAGTTATAAGTATGAAAATACTTAGACTGGCAAAACTGATTCCGAAAACTGGGAACGATTTCTTGAAATTGTTTAAATTAACATTTCTATGAAATGAACCTAAGTTTCGGGATGAAATCAGTTTATTGGCAGATTCTATCGTATTCTTGTTGAGAGATATCAATACTGAATATAAGAGCACTGTATCACAGTTGGATAATATAAGACACTTCATGTTAAGACTTGAAGCGGATATAGCTATCCCTCTTGATAATCAGTTTGCGTCGGAAAAAGCCAATGTTATTTATCATCTAATTGCTCAACCTGCTTTTATAGCTATTGAGCGGTTAGAAGAATATAAACAAAGACTTAAGTTCCATGCAAGATTAATACAGACCTCCGGGGTATATTATAATATATCCTGTGGGAATCATTTAATCGCTCCCTATATGATGCCGATTTCGGCCATCGAGGAAACTTATATTGTTAATTCTGCTAATTTATTAGTAGAAAGTATTGAATACCGATCAACAATAAGCCTAGAAGATATCATGACTCCATCTCGGACTATTCCTACTCCCTTTACTGGTTTTACTGGTAAAGAAAGTAAAAGAACTATTCGAAATTGGAATCATTGATTTCGACGACTTATTAAGACAACTGCAATGGCTATGTAGACCTGGATATAGAGATATTCCAGGTCCAATAGTATACAATTGTTAATGATACAAATCTGAATCTTATATTTAGAGTCTCCATTCGCTATCTTCATTGATGTTGAAACAGGTTTTAGGGATATTGAAATCATTTATGATTTCGATATATTCATGTTGGGTATTAATTATATCCAAGATGGTCCTAAACCCGTTCAACTCTTATGAAGAAATACCAATGGAGAGTTATTAACTCTTGAAGATTTCATCTAACCATGAGACTTATTAACTATTTAGCATATTTCTGACCAAAATTAGGTAGGGTTGGGCGAGGTGTACTTAACGTATCCTCTACTCATACTCCAACTAATATAGGTATCCTAACAACTCAACGGGTTATTAAGTGAGGGTTGACTTTTCCTATTGTAGGAATCGTTGCCTTAACCTTAATGGCCACTGTTGCTGGTGGTAGTATACTATTGGCAGCTCTATGCACAAAGTTATTAGGGCATTCAGAAGTAACAGGATGATTATCTTGTATCATTTCGATGGGATTATCTACCGCTAAATTCATATTTTCATATATGGCTATTAGCTGTACGATCTTCTTCTCTAATCATACAAATGTAATCCCTAATTATATTGCAATGATGTCTAATGGTTCAATAATTGATATGTTTCATGCAGCATTAACTTTAATGCTTGCATGCTCATATCTTCCATTAGAACAATTTTGTTCTATAATTTATACTTCTGCCCCTTTAGGTTTACCTGTATTATGAACAGCAGTAAAAGGGTCAATTCTATATATTGAATTGACTCAATTACCATACTCTTTATGAGCATTCTGTAAATTCTTACCGGTAAAACTAATGACTGCTGCAGCACCTACGTGAATTCCTGCTTTTATATCTACTTTCTTTATAGATATATTTTCAGGTGTAGCTACTACAGCAATAATAACTTTGATAGTTAGATATCTATTGGGTTAATTGTAACCTTCATGATACTGGATCTCGAAAGTCGACCAATTATTTTGTCTGTGTGGAAACACTCAGGCAAGATTAAAAGATTT